TTGTTGCCTGGCGGTGTGGATCCTTATTCAGCGCCAAAGTTGCCGTGCTTGTGCGAGGCTACCCGGAAGATCGATGGGCTGAATTTAGCGGGCAAGAAAGTAGTTGGCACGCAAGTCAATCAGTTTCCGAGGGTCTATACTAAGCCTGATGGATCTACTTATACACAAAGTGCGGTGCCTGAAGATGTGAAGCAGGCATGCTGTGAGGAAGCGTTGGCTATCCTGAAGTATGGGAATACTTCGCGGTATAAGCTTAAGCTTGAAGGTGTTGCGAACTTTAGCGTCGGGTCTATAAGTGAGACTTTTGATGGCAAGGAGTCTGCACTACTTAGTAAAGAAGCTGCCCGCATTATGAAAAAATATCTTGGTAAAAGTTATGCTATGAGGCGGTAAGCATGGTTGTTACAACGCCTTCTAGCATATCCTTTTACTTGAATACGCCTGTAGTTCTTTCAGACAGTAATAGCGAATATTATGGTACTAGCCCTTATTATTCTACGTCCGTTAATTTAATGGTGCGCTGGGAGGATCTTACAAAAGAGATTGTGGGTCTGACGGAAACTTATGAACCGATTAATGCAGTTGTAAGTTCTGATGTTTTTATCGATTTTGATTTGACTTACAAATTGCGGTTTTTTATAAAAGAAGGAAAGCCGTACTGGATCAAGCAAATGAAGGTTGTGCCTAATCTGGATGGCGGCATAGATTACTATCAGTATTTCGTGGTTAGAATAGCGCATTTGCCGTAAAAGCGTTTACTTTTATTATATTGAATATAAGTTCTTTTTTGGAATTGGGGAGCTTATATTTCAGTCTGTTATTACCTACCTGAAGCTAAGGAAAAAGGCAAAAATTTATTTTTGTCTTTTTATCCAAAGCTTTTAATATTTTTTTTTATAGAAAAAAGTAATACTATTAGGAGAAAAAAACATGACCGTGAATATGGATGCAGCTATTTGCTTTAAATGCGAGTCCGAATTGAAGGACTTCCTGGAAGAGATGGCCGATAGCAAAGGTATGGACTTATCAAAATATTGCAGATATGTGCTTGGGGTTGGTCTGGATGAACTGTACAGAAGAAACGTGAATTTGAGAAAATTGGAGAAACAATTTATTAAATAGAAATTATAAAAAAGTAGCGAATGCGAGCGTAGCTCGCATGAGCGTTGGCATAAGGGCGCTACGAACGCTCCTATGCATTTTTAAAATGGTGGTCTTATATATGGTAAATGAACTTGGTAGTATAAATACTTTTTGGTCCATCTTCGATGAACTTATTTGCATAGACGGACAGCCAATACAAAAGCCCGAAATGGGCTACAACGAAGCATTTTTAAAACATTTCTGTCCCTGGCTATTTTAATGCTTTCAACCATAAACTATATATACTAGAAAGTTAATTACTTTTTAGAAAAATATATTTTTATATGAGGAATTGTATATGACAAAGGAAAAGTTTGTATTCATTGGTGCAACAATAAATGCAATTGATAAAGAAGCAATTGACAGAATAGCTGAACAGAATAGCGTATCTAAAAGCTATGTGACCAGGATGCTTATTGCTGACAGCATTCAGCATATAAAAGAACGCAATATTTTTAATATTGTGGTTTAAAAGAATAAAATATAACTGCATTGGCAGTATTTGGGAGCAACTGTCCATGCAATTTAATATAAAATCTGGAGAATATTATATGAGCAACGATAGTGATCCGATATATGATTATATATCAAAAATAATGATAGTTGAGAATGATAAAAGAGAGTTTGCAGGCCGATTGGTTGCTGTCTTAGGCAATGAACTTTGGTTCGAGGGCAGGAACGGCAGGCGCTGGATGCAAAACCGAAATGAAATTAAAACTATGCGTCTGGGCAGGCAGGTGTGAGGAATGACAATAACATTAACTGATTGTGCTCCTTGCATTTTGCGTGACAAGCAAGGTATGCCTGAAAGGTTAGACGTTTTTAAGACTGTTGACTGGCTGCAAGAAAATATGCCAGTACGAACTATCTTAGAAACGGGCGAAATGCTTTTTTATTATAATGGCATTTATATATCTGGTGGCGAGCAATATATAAGCAAGATTCTTGCCAGTACTTTTAATAATATTTATAGATATAGTGGTGTTCCTATCTATAGTCGGCATGTTAAAAGTGAAATTTTAGCAATGCTTAGGGATAGCACTTATACAGAAATCGCTAAGTTTGATAGTGACCTTTCCATAATTAATATGGAAAATGGCTTATATAATTGGCAAACCAGGGAATTCCTGCAACATACACCTGATTATTATAGTGTTATTCAAATACCTGTTAGGTTTGATCCGGATGCAAGGTGCCCAAACATCGATAAGATGATTAATATTGTTGCAGATGAAAAGGATAGAATGAAGTGCTATGAAATGTTTGCTTATTGTTTATATAGGAGCTATCCTATTCAGAAGATGTTTGTGCTATTTGGACCTGGTGGAACTGGCAAAAGCTATTTCTTGGATGTAGTACAACGGATGTTAGGCGATGTAAATTGTTCTAATGTCAGTATGCAGGATTTAGCCAAAGATAGATTTGCATCTAGTGATTTATATAAAAAGCTGGCTAATATTTGTGGTGACTTAGACAATACTGCAATGTATCAAGTTGCTACTTTAAAGCAGCTTACTAGCAACAAAGATAGAATAAGAGCGCAGAGAAAAGGCGAAAAAGCTTTCAATTTTGTGAACTTCGCTAAACCGATTTTCAGCGCTAATCATCTGCCGTCCAGTAAAGATGACACATCTGGATTTTATAGAAGATATGAAATAATACCTTTTATGCATGTTTTTAGGGCAGATGAAATTGATCAAGATTTCTTAGATAGTTTGACAAGTGATGCAGAAATATCTGGATTATTTAATAAAGTAGTAAGTATATTATGTGACTTATTAGCCAGAAATGCCTTTACCAACCAACTTAATATTGAAGATGCTAAATCAATGTACAAAGACAGAAGTGCGCCTGAAGAAGCATTCTTTGACCAATTTGTGGTTGAAGTTCCAGGAGAAACTATAGCAAAAAATATGCTGGCAATGTATTTCAATGAATACTGTGAAATATTAGGGTTGCCTAAAAGATCTATGAGTATGCTTGGCAGATATATAACTTCTAATGTAGAATGGATTAAAAAAAGAGCCATTTATGATAATAAAGGCGATCATAAAAGCAATTATAGTGCCTGGAAAGATGGAAAGTCAGTAGCTGTCTGGCCAGACACAATGATAGATCTTAAGAAGTTTATCGAATGGAAAAAAGCAAATACTTCCAAATAGATTTTTTACTAAAAGTATAAGGTTTGAAATCGTTATTAAGAGCCTTAATTTACTACTAACCTTATACTATTATACTATTATAGTACAAGTAGAGTAAAATAAATTAGAAATACTTTATAGTAGTATAGGGTGTTTTTATTAGATTTCTATAAGGGGTTTACTGATACTGGTTTTGTTTTTAAATCCTAATAAAGTTGTTGGCCGATAACGGTTTTAAAATTATAGATTTGAATCGTAAAAGTGAATAATGGTTACTTATATTGAATATGTATTATAATAATTATTTACTTTTCATTTACTTTGATTACTTTTTTGGTTGAAAAGTATTTTAATGGGATTAAAAAAATGACTGATACTAGTAAGGATGAAGAAATCGTTAGGCTGTTACTTAGTGGCAAGAATCCGGGTGAGGTCAGCCATTTGGTTGGAAAGCATCGGGATAGCGTAGTGAATGCGGCTAAAAGGAATCGGGATAAGCTGTCTGACGAAATTAGGAAGAAGATCGACCAGGATGCTATAGTCGTTGATGGGAATGTGGCGGCAGGTCTGGAGATTTGGCGGCAGTACCTTAAGAGCGAGGGTAGGCAGGAGCTACTTGCGCAGATTATGGTGAAAGTCGCTGGATTGATTGAAAAGAGCGAAAAGACAAATGAAATCCGGGATCTTTGCGTTAGTGTCGGAATACTTATTGATAAGTTTCAGATCGAGCAGGGCAGAACCGATGACAGTGCTAAGGCTGCTTTGGTCAAGCTATTTGAGAAGTTGGGCGAGAAGTAATGGGCGAGCTAGAGCTGCCCGTTGGCAAACAGCGGGACTTCATTTTGGAAGAGCCTGCCAGGATTAATTTGCTGTATGGGTCTGTTAGAAGTACTAAGACTTGGTCAGTTAATATAAAAATACTGAAAGATATTCTGACATTGCCGACTGGTAATATATTGTTTGTTGGTAATACTGGTACCAGTCTGTACCGCAATGTGCTTACGCCTATTAAGGATTTAGTGGGCGAGAAGAACTTTGAGTTGAGGGCTGGCAAAAAAGAATGCGAAATATTTGGTAGGACGGTCTGGATTGAAGGCGCTGACAATACGAGTTCTTACAAGAAGATTGAGGGCGAGTCATTGTTAAGGGCATATGTCGATGAAGGCACTACTATCCCGGAGAACTTTACCAATATGCTGTTGAGCAGGTTAAGCGATAAAGGCGCTTGCCTGTACCTTACCTGTAATCCTGAGACACCCCGCAATTACATTTATAGGAATTGGATAGCAAGGCAGGATGAACTTAATATAAAGGTCTGGAAATTTACTTTGGATGACAATCCGTACCTACCGCTGGAATACAAGAGAGACCTTGAAAAGGAATACCCTAAAGGGACTGTATTCTACGATCGATTCATTCTGGGGAATTGGGTAGCGGCAGAAGGAAGGGTATTCGGACTGTTTGCTAGGGGTATGCATTGTGAGGTGCCACCGGCTACATTGAGGCCTAAGGAGCTGCGGATCGGCGCGGATTATGGCACGCATAATGCATGCGCTTTTGTGGCCCTGGAGAAGTATCTGGTGCCTGGTAGGGCAAAGCCTACATGGTACGTCAGCCGCGAGTACTACTGGGATAGTGTGGTGGAGCATGCCCAGAAGACGGATGCTGATTATAGTAAGGACATGGCTAAGTTTGCGTCTGAGCAGTGGGGGTATAGTTCGGGACAGCCCGGTATTACTTATGGGGACAATACCAGCAAGATGTATGCCAGCACGATAGAAGTAGATCCGAGTGCGGCTTCCTTTATTTTGCAATTGCAGCGAGATGGATTGCATAAGGCACGGGCTGCTGATAATGATGTGCTAGGTGGCATTAGAAAAATAGCATCCATGATTGGCAACGGTGACCTTATTATAAATAGTGAAAAATGTCCGGTGCTTGTTAGCGAAATGGAAACTTATGCTTGGGATCAATCTGCTGCTGACAGGGGCGAAGACAAGCCCCAGAAGATTGATGATCATGCAGTTGATGCGCTTAGATATGCGGTTAATAGTATACGCGTTTAAAATAGTATTAATGTTTATATAATGTTTATGGAGTTTTATAATGCTTATTGATATGAATTGGCTGAGGACGGGAAGTCATTTTCCGCCTGAAGATGAAAAAGGCAGATTATTATCTTATGATAAATATAATTTGTTATATGAGGGACGACACGAAGCGGTCTGGGGAGACTTATGGGACCTTGCGGATATCGAGGATAATATTGATGTGGTGAGTACTTTCTTTGCGAGGATATACAATGGCAAGAAGCTACCGATGAACTGGTTTAAGGTGGTTACTAGCGTTTATAGTGATATGGTGGTAGGAGAGCCGCCGCGCCTTATGAATCCGGTAGGACAAACTGAATTGGACGGCATTGTTAATAGAAGTGATCTGAGTGTTGTATTATATAATGCTTGTAATAATTTTATTCAGTTTGGTAATGCTATTCTGAAGGTCCGGTTTGTTGGGACAGGATCAGAACCGGGCAGCATAATAGAAAATGTGGATCCAAGCATTTGGTTCCCTGTAGTCAATCCTGACAACGTTAATGAATACAGTTGTCATGTATTGGCCTGGAAGTTTAAAGAGATGGTTGGCAGTAGTGTGGCTAGCTTGCTAAGGACTGAAGTGCATACGGCTGGCGCTATTGATAATCACCTGTACTGGATGAATGGCGATGAGATAGATCATGAAGTCGAATTAAATATAAGTAGTAAATATATTAATGTGCCTAAACATGTGGATACCGGAGTGCCTTACCCCCTTGTTTTTGTAGTGTCTAATATCAAGAAGCGCAATGACGTATATGGCATAAGTGATTATGATAGCATTGAAAACCTTGTTAAGGAACTTGAAACACGTATTATAAAAGTATCTTCTATTCTGGATATTCATAGTAGGCCCGCGATGACAGGACCATCATCTATGCTAACGACGGATATGGAAACGGGCGAAGAAACGATGCGCATGAATGGCAGGTTCTTCGCGGTCAATAAGGACGAGGATAAGCCAGAATACATTACTTGGGATGGGAAACTTGATAGTAGCTTCCAGGAAATGGACAGACTTGTTAGCATGATTTATGCTGTGACGGATTTGAATCCGGCAGCTATTGGAGACTTTAGTGGGGGAGCGGTTGCTTCTGGAAGTGCATTAAGGCGACTGCTTTTAAGGACAATTTCGCATTGTAATAGGATCAGGGTCCGTTTCGATCAAGTTCTTAAACGGGCAATAAAGGCAGCTTCCATCTTGGATGTTAATGGACGCATAAAGGATGCGGTCCAGATAGAACTTAGTTTAATCAGTTGGCAGGATGGACTGCCTAGCGACGACCTTGAAAACAGCATGATCGAGCAGACAAGGGCCAATAGCGGCCTGACTTCGAGGTCTTCTGCAATTATGCGCTTGGATGGCTGCACGCGAGAAGAAGCTGATGAAGAGATGGAACGCATCAAGCGAGAAGCACCACCACCACAACAATGGGCAAAACCCGTTCCTATGAGTGGACAGGACATAAGTAATGCTAGTGCGAATGGCGGGATTGAAAAGGCCCCATTGATGCCTGACATTGTGAGCACATTGCAGGATATTGGCTATTTTAAAGTTAATTCGGGATAGACATGATCCCTAAAGAGATACAAGACCTGATTGATAGTATTGTTTTGGAAGAAGACGATCAGGAAGAAGACCCGGATTGGCTTGTGGCTATATGGCCGCTGGTCTTAGCGAAAGTCAGCAAAGGCATCAAAGACAGTAATTGGAAGTTGTGGGTAAAGGCGTGGCAAGACGCTATACAAGGGGCTTTTGATATGGGCACTGTTGGCGATACAGTTGGAACGGTAGCACCGGCTTTAGTAGGGTCTGATGCGGCTATTAAATATTTTTTAGAACACGGCATGGAACTTGTGAAAACTTTATCAACGACCGATGTCCAGATTCTGAAGGGCCAAATGATCGAGAATTGGGGCAAAGGCGAGGATGCGTTTAAGGATGCTTTTGAGGATCAATATAAGGGGCCTGCAAGGCTAGACAAGATCTATAGGACGGAGTACGTTCGAGCCCAAAATGAGGGCATTGTGGTACGGGCAAAGGCTGCAGGTCACAAGTATAAGATGTGGCGATGCCCCAATGATGAAAGGAGCTGCCCGGAATGCAGCGCTATGGATTATGAGGTTGTACCTATCGATGAAATGTTTAGTGGTGGCGTAATGTGTCCGGGACTCCACCCGAATTGCAGATGCGTCTTAATTAGCGTGGCTGATGAAGATAGCGAAGTGTTTTCAGAAGATGTTGAGCCGATTATCGCGTGAACACTATTTTTTTCGCAAACAACGCAAAGGGGGAAGGGCGAAGGGGCCGAAGGCGCCCCTTCACTTGTGAAGGGGGGCGCCGTAGGCCACGAAGCCCGACCAGATGCGAAAGATTATACACCTGGCCATCATGACATTCAAACATGCCTAATTCCATAAGAATTGTTCAGATCGGGAACGGATCATTACAGATTGAAATAGATGAGATTCATGAAATAAGCCATTCAGGTCCAGGTGATGTAAATATGGATATTAATATGCTTGGATTTAGAATAGAACATATTGATGAAATCATGCAGGTAATCGATGGAACAGTAGTTGCCTTCAGTGGTCCGCAATCAAAAAATATCGCTGATAAGCTTGCTTCAACTATCGAGGAATTCATCAATGGGTATTATTATCCTGCAAATGAGGTAGATCTAGATCAATTTACGGTCAGGAAGTTAGCCAATGAAGATATCTGTATTGTTAATGGCGACCATGAAGTGATAATTTCAAGCGAAGATGTGGCAGAACTAATTAGAGAACTGGGACGTCTACCACGTTCACATGCTTAA